AAGGTAACCCAAATCATTTTGTTAGGACGAACGTCTTGTCTAATAATCATTCTGTTAAAGCCTTTGCAACAGAGTTAATATCATTTTGATCCATAAAGAATTCATAGATAGATTCGTTATCAATCTTACCTTCTCTGTCTTTAGTTGCCTGAATAAAATTCACAGCAAACAATCCTTTGGGATTTTGACATTCCCATTTTTTAATACGTAGTTGAAAACCTGGCATATCTTTAATAATAAATTCTTTCATAAAATTCTCCGTGTAATAATTTATAACTTTGATCCAATTTCTAAAACTTCACTGATTCCTTGTATCATTGTAGTGATTTCAGAATCGTGTAATTGAATTTCGTACATATTTGAAGCGGCTACGCCTCCAAATTTGTTTTTAGATTCAACAGCAATACTAATAGAATATAATGTTTTTGTCAACTTTCGGTTAACCATTCTTATTCTTGTATCGTTATCTTCTCTCAACACAAATTCTTTAATCATTTTGCAATCTCATCTTCTTTATATTGATCCCAATCAGTAAATTTATTACTGTCTAACAGGTCATGTAACCTGTGTGTCCAAACACCTACATTTGTTGCTTCGAAGTCTTTATCATCAAGTTTAATTGTAGCATTATAGTTAAACTTTGTCAAGTGGGGAAGTTTTACAGAAATCATCGAAATGAATTTCCTTTGTTCATTTAATTCAGTTTCTAAAATATCTTCTGCAAACTTACAATCAAAATCTAAAGTACACCAATAATGTTGTTTGAGCAACGAAAGGATCATCAGTTGCCATTGCTTTAGTTCGTCTGTACTACGAGGATTAAAACTTTGATTAGCACCGAAGTAGATATGTTTAACTTTTTCTTGTTTGGCAAGAACAAGAACGTCTGCAGGATTTTGCAATCCTGTTACAAACAAAGTATCCATACCGTATGCGGCAGTATGTTCTATTTCTTTTCCTGTAAAGAAAATAACTTCGTCTGCTGTACCTGTTGCATAATCACGATTCATTTACTATTCCTTCTTCTAAAGCACGTAATTCATCATCATCTGGACTTGCAAAGTCAATCTCATCTTGACGTTTTTCTTCAACTTCAAATAGATTATTAAATGTATTTTGAGCAGGCCCGCCTTGTAGTCGAGCACCCTCTAGGCTACGCAAGAATGGCAATGCAGATTCAATTAACTCAAACGCTTCTGCTTTAGACTGTGTTTCAAATAATTCTTCAATGAATGTAGAAAAGTATAAAATTCTGCGTGGAACCCAGTCACTGAATTCTTTTTCTTTTTTACCCTCGATGCCCCAACTTCTCCAGTTAGGTTTAAAACGAGTACATTCGATATCCATTAACTGTTGAGCACGTTGTACAGCAATAATATGGCATTCTACATTATGCCCCATCATTAAAGCATAGCTAAAACTATCCCAACTTGTTCTGTTAGGAATTTTATCTAATTTGTTTTTACGCGGAACAACATGATAGTGCTCTGGATTTAGATGATCAAATTTAACTCCACTGAGTTCTGCATCTGTTTTTCTCTTGCCTAAATCATAATAGGCAATGTCTTCCATTGTCAATCGGCTTCCTGTTTCGCTTGCAAACGGGAATGGGATGTCTTTTCTTCCAGAAAGTGCTTTGTTATCTGGGGCTTTGTCCATAATAACCGACCAACGTTTGTTTGAGTGTTGGGCATTTGTGTAGACAAGTCCGTGTGCTGTTGCGATAAACGGTGAGGCGCAGTCAAAAGATATGGTAATTTCTTCATTGATATGTTTCCTAATTTGTCTTTGAATTTGTGTTAGATAGCAGGACCAATCTAACTGTGCTGTACCCAAAAAGTGGATCCAGTTTTTGCCTTTGAGCAAACCATCTTCACGCAAGGTCATTAGACGCTTGAGTGTAATATCCATCTTGCACATGTTAGCACCACCAAAGGCCCAACCTTCTGCTTCACGACCTGCATATGGACCTTTTGGATCACTAAATTCTTTTACACCGTTATACCACTTTTCAGCAGTATCCCAGTCACTGCCTTGTAGAACATTTAACCACTTAGTTTGACCTAAACGATTATCTAAGAAATACTTATTATTAAATTTTGTTTTATCTAAACAGTCATCAAACGTTTTTAACCCTGTCTTTGGTGAGTGAATGTGATCACAGGCCCAAGTAGGAACGTCTAACATCATTGACCAATCTGCAGTAAGCTCTAACCACTCAAGAATTTTTTTACGAGTTTTGTTAGCTTCCGGACCTTCAAAGTTTAACCAATCAAACTTAAGAACACCTTTACCAATTTGATATCCGCCTGAGTCACCTAAGATCATTGTGTTAGGTCGGTCACGTTGCTGGATCATAGATTCTTGTTCCATTGATTTTTCAAGGTCAAGTTGTGCATGGCCTGCAGAATAAAGAGCATACTTGTAAGTAAAGTATCCTTCTTCTGGATTAAGAAAATTCATACCTTCGATACCGCGATCAAAGCCTGCTGGGATACGATCGTCTGGTACAAATTTTTCTAATCTTTGTTTAGCAACATAGGTGCTATAGAAACTACTAATTGCTGGCAAATAGACAGCATAGTCTTTCTGTAATGGTGTTAAATTAACTGGTGGTTTCTTCATTGTGCTCTTTCGCCAGGATGGCTATTAATTTTAATTCTTCTTTGGCTTTATTTAGGTTTTCTAGTGCAATGCTAACAGCTTTTGAAGATTTTGCCAACTCTATTAACTGCTTTTCTTCTTCCATTTGACGTCTAACCCAATCAATTGCCTCCTCGGCTACAGGGTTAAGTCCTACACTAGCAACAGAACCAGTTACCGTCAACCAGGCATGCCCGTCGTAGACTTCAAGATAATTCTTGTATCGTACCATCCCGGCAGAATCGTTATTCATGTTAACATAGGGGCCACTAGCAGTGCCCCCATGTATAGCCATGTACTTTCCTTGTGGGCTTAGTCCGTTTATCATGCCTGAGCAGGAATAATATATTTGTAGGTAGCAAGACCGCTGTCTAACGTAATCTGCATAGCACCGTCATTACTGATGCTTAGTTTAGCATTGTTAGCATCGGCAATTTTTAAAATACTTAATACACTAACAACAGGCCAAGTCCATGCTTTATTCAAAGTTCCCGAAACATTAGTTGCAAATATAAATTCACCACCGTGTGTACTTTGATCGCCAAAAATAAATTTTAAATTACCGTTTTCAGTCTTTGTTAAAAATGTTGTGTGTTCTGTGTTAGCAGATGCCTGAAATTGAAATCTTTGGATAGATTGAATACTTGGCTCAACTTCAACGTGCCAATTAACTCCACGGAACTTTACAGTCTTTAATTTTTCATTAATAATTTCAGTGTTCATAAAGCGGTAATCGTTTTTAAAATCCCCGCCCTTGTTTTCAAAATGAAGTCCTACTGGAATAGATTCTCCGTTTCTATCTGCTTTAATTACTTCAATTTTAGCATCCTCTTTATACTCAGGACAATCTAAATTGTAACGAAGTTTGTTTAGCTGAGGCATACCAAAAATACCAATCATATCAGGATACGGATTTGCAGTCTCACCATACATAATAACAGTACGGTCGTCTGCCATACTGTCGATCTGAGTCTTTGTATCGTCTCCGGTAATTTTCACAATATTTAGGAAACCAAGGTTATGTGTGTGACCTACGATGTCTTGAAGAATGTCTTTCATGTTTTGTCCTTTTGTATAGTATATTTAGAAAAATGGTAGAAGTCAAATAAATTTTATTCAAATGTAAACAAACTACCAAATGTATTATTTTGTGTCGTTGACTCTAAGTCCCATTCCAACACTCCGATTAAATTATCCAACTTATTGTTGATAATTGTTGTTTCCATCTCTGCATGGTCAAATGGAAGTTCTTGAAACCATTTAGGCAATCGCAGTTCATCAACTGGATAAGCAACACTGGTATATCCTAATGGATTGTCTTTAAGTTTACAAACGATGACTTTCATACCGTCTACAATCTGTTGACTGTATTTGTCACTGTTCATACGCTTGAGTGTGTTCCAGTTAATACTTGCTCGAACGTGTCCGGGCATGTTAGTCTTGCCTGCTTTAGCTTCTTTGGCCTGATAGTCTGTAATGTTATTAGCACGTTTAGGACTACCTTTTTCCCAACCAGGTCTTGATTTAAACTCAGTACGGAATTCGCTAATCATTTCTAGAATATCTTTTTCTTCAGCACCGTTAAGCACTTTAGTTAATACTTCTTCTAAAAACTTTTGCATAAATTCAGGTGTGTCGCTTCGTTTCAAATCTAAACCCATGGCCTTAATCTTACCAGGCAAAGTTTCACTATCGTATCTTTTACTATCTTTATCATAGTAGAGTACAGCATAACGTTTCTTAGTAATGAATAAACCTTTGATGGCAACAATTTCACGACCTGCTTTAATAACTTCACCGCGACTCTTAGGACAATGAAAATCGTCTAACATAAACTGCGGAAATGTACTGTTAACTTCTTCTGCTACTGTATCATATAATTGAATCACAGTATCTTTATCCCACGGAACCAATCCTTTGTTAATTTCATTTTTTAAAGTTGTATAGGCACTGAAATACACAGAATCGGTGTCTCCGTAGATAATACTTTTTCCTATGTAGTTGTACTCTCCAGTAATAACTTCGTTGACCTTGCCAGCCATATGCCTAGCAATTCTTCTTCCAGTTAACGTAGTACTTTGGCCAATTCTATTATCAAAGAATCGACAGCCCATGTTAAGAATAGCACCATACAAACTATTCAAATTAATTTTCTTAACTAACTGGCGTTTATCCCAGTATTCTTCTTCAACTGCATTGTTTGCATCTTTGGCCAATTTTAATTTAGCCTGCATCTCTTTACGTTCAGCATACCAACGCTTTAATAGTCCGGGAATAATACCTTCCTTCTCGTAGGTAAAGATAGTACCGTTTGCACTTAACATCCACGGTTGATTTTTTTCAAAAATTAATTCATAAATTTGAGCGCCACTTAATATATCAGTCCTTCCGTCTTCCCAGTCTATTGTAATATCATTGGCTCTATCTCTAGCCATAACAAATTCATATTCATTGCTACCAAACTTGCCTTCCCAAGCGGCTGCAAAACTGCTACCTTTGGCAATTTTTGCATCTATCTCTGCCTGTGTATATGTTTGTCTTAGTTGTCCTATAATAGTTTCTGGACCCATGTTCAATGCACGAATAGCACTTGGATACAATGAGTTAATATCCATAGATCCGATCCAATCATGAATTCCTTTTTTAGGATAGGCAACATACGCACCTGCGGCTTGGTTAGTTGCATCTTCATCTCTTTTAGGTCTTCCCGGAACAATCATTCCTCGATGGTGAGCTTCGTTTACAATAGCCTGCTCAGTAACAGCAACAGCACCCATTGTGGTTTGTAGCAACACTGTATTTTCGTGTGCAATTGAATTTGCAAGGTCGATAAATTTTAATTTTTTATCAAGTTTATTAAGCAATGCACAGTCTTGTCTGTTATATTCAATAAACTTTCGGAAGTCATTGTTGTATAATTGATCTAACGTGCCTTCGTAGACAGTTTTACTTTCTCCTACTTCCATTTCACCGATTGCATCCAATCGGTAGGTGTGCCGTTCTTCATATGTATATTTGCGGTACAGCTCGAGACTGTCCAAATGAACGCGACCAACCAAGTCATAAGTAACAGCGTCCTTTCCATATTTTTCGTACTCTCTCTTTTTAGGTAATTGATCCCACAAGCACAGTCTGCGAGTATCTTCTTTACTTAATACTTTAATGATACGGTTAACTGTGTAAGGCATATCAAAACCTTCGCTGTTCCACCCACTCAGTACATCTGCATCTTGAATCAAGTTCAAGAACGTATCTAACATTTCATATTCTGTCTCAAACAAAATAGTATTAGGAAATTCTTTAACAGCTTCAGTTGCCTGTTCCATATTCATAGTTTTAGGAGGAATAGCAAGACACACTAGAGTATCTAACCATTGTAAGTGAACAGCAATAGCAGTAATTGGCATGAATGCATCATCAGGCGATGCATAGCCACGTTCCGGATCAAAGTCTACCTCAATATCCCAAAATGCTACATTTAGTTTTGGAGCATCTTTACCTAGATAATTTTCTTCAAGACATCGGAATACAGGGTTAATATCATTTTCGTACAGTTTACGACCGCTGTGTATTCTTTGTTCTTTTTGGAATTCTTTATAGTTTTTTACAGAAACTTTACTCAAAGGATCCCCAAATATAGAAAAATATTTTCCTTTAGGGTCGGGGTAATAAAACATATATCGGGCTGGATAATCTGTAAAGATTCTGCCCTTTTTAGGATCTCGTTCAACGACTCGAATAGTATCTTTATCGCGATCCCAGATAGCATCAACGTAACTCATATTTTCCTCCTTGAGATTTACGGCTCTCAAATACCAACTTTGATCATTTGTGGCTGATCAAACCTTTCTTCTATATATTTACAATATCATTCGGACTAGTCCGATAGTGTCGATTGTGGTAAGCAAGATATAATTAGCCAGCATACCAAAGGAACGCCTACTATAAGCACACCAAGCGTATATAGCACAACCAGCAATCCAAACTGGGTACAGGGCCAAAAGGGGAGGAGTAGGCACGGTGACGGCCATAGTGATAGAACAGCCAATAGATATAGCCCAAGCAAGGACCTCAAGATAAAAACGTACTCTATTACTTTGGTAGTCATCTTTTATCCAGTTAAAGGTCCCAGCAAAGATTTTATTCATTAATCTTCACGCCTGTGTGAATGCCCAGAAATATCAACAATAGTTTCAAGATCGTCGAATTCTCTCCAAACTGCATCCCATTGATCTTTCATTGAAATTTTAATTGCTTTACGAATAACACTAGGTTTAACTTCTAATTCTTCTGCAACTGCTTTAATTGTTTCGTTAAGACCTTCTGTAAGATCTTGAATTTCTTGCATGACTGTCATGCCTTCTGCAACGATTTGTTTGATTTTAGCCTGTTCCGGTGCACCAAATGCTTTGCTCATAATAATCTCCTTGTGTGTTATAATACAGAGTATTTAGGCAGAATGCAACCTGTTCGGTTATTTTATTGGCCAATGCTTGTTAAATTTTTCAAAATAGAACATAAGTTCTTCTTTTTCATCATCGTAGTATTCAGCTACATAATCAGATTTAATTTTAGAATGAACATTTTCACATAATGCTACCAATGTTATATCTGATCTCTTGAAGTTGTATTGTTTTAAAACCTCTGTCATCCAACTCCAATTACCACCTCGAATAATTCCTGCTTCGACTAAAACTAGATGTTGATATTGACAGAAATCTCCGCTCTGCATTTGCATTTTGCGAATATAAGGATCAGGATCTTCATCGGGGTAGGCAACATCTATAGGAATAATTGACAGCATTTCTCCCCGTCTACTCCAACTATGTGCAAGATGCATTGCAACAGTAGCAGAATAATCTGGGCTGGCCATTATTACTGCTGTAGTACTAGGGTCAAAATTACTAGAATCAACTAGAGTTTCTAGTCGCTGTATTAATTCCCATTCTTTTTCCCGTGTTATAAAGTGCAACGGCCTACGATTCATATATAGATTTATTAATCTTTTAAATTAATTGCATCCGCGTTAAAAAATTCTGGATGCTTTTTATTTAGATTCCTCATAATAATCCCTGCAACTTCGTGAGCTTCGTTTTCTTCTGGACTACCAGTTTCTCCGCTCATTGCATCTAATCTGTGTTCAACACCTTGTTTATAATGTACTAGTTCGTGAGCAAATGTTCTTGCTATATCTAACGGATGTCTATCTTCTAATGCCAAATAAATTGTACTTTCATCATTAACAAATTTTCCAAAACTTGGCTGTTCGTCTACATCTAATCTGGCCTGTAATTTAATCTTTGGAAGGCTCTTTAACTTTAAATGATCCATTGCTAAAGGTAGAAGTGCTCGCATAACTGTCATAAAGTTTGCTTCGGTTTGTATTTCTTCAACTAGCAGATCATTGATACGCATTATTTTTTAAGACGTTTACTTAAAGCAGAAAATAATTTTGACTCATAAGTCATTTCTTTATTTTTGTGTTTAACTTCGCCCTGCTTGGCAGCTTTCTTTTTGTCCTTGTGTGCGCCGGCACCGCTGGTTGTTGCGGCTGCATTTTTAGCAACAAAGTTTCTGGGCTTAGTTGTGTACTTCATGGCACGTACACCTTTTTTATGTTCATTAACTTCTGACCCACGCTCTTCTTCTGAAGCCATATAATCCCAAACAGTAACTAACATTGACTTAGCCACAGCAATTTTTTCTTGACACCATTCTGGTAAGTTATCACCTGTACTAATTAATTCATCAATACCATTAACAGCACGTTTCATAGTTTCGAGATTGTTGTCTGCCATGCCTGCTTCGTCGTCGTATTCACCGTTGAAGCCTTCCTCTAATCCAGGAATAGGATGTAAGCCTTTAGGAACTTCACCAGTCCAGTGTTGTGAACCTGGCTTAGATGGTAAATCTCTTATAGCGTTATCTTCTGCTA